AACTACTACCATTACCACTTCTGGTTTCATTGTATCTTAAGTAAGATTGTATCTGTGTTGATACGTCCGTTCAGCTTGATTTCTGTGGTCTTGATATTATCTAAGAACTTGCGTAGTTCTACTTTATTGCTGGCTAGGAATTGTTTGATCTGTTCATCTGGTTTACGTAGGGTTTTCTGTGTGCTCTTACTTTCGTTAAAGCCCGTGATACTAGTGCCTTTAACACCAAGTGCGCCACCTTGATCTTCAGCTACATACTTGCCCAACTTACGATTCTTAACGTTGTAGACCCACAGCACTTCAGCACCTACGATGTCTACCGGATTGATTGATACTAATTTCATTCCAGCATCTTGTTTGAGATATTTCAGGCTCTTGACTAGTTTTTCTTTAGCTGGTGGTTTACGAACTGCGGCTTTCTTGGTAGCTTTCTTGGTTTGATTGTAGACTGTCAGGTCAGCAAATAGTTTGTCATAGAAAGCATCATAGCGTTTGTAGTCTGCGGCTTTCATATAGCTGTAGGCGTCTTTGAGATCTTCATCTTTAGTTGTACGTGCTTCACGTACTTCAGCACAGCGTGGTTCAAACACTGCCTGTATCCTACTGATCATTATCTGTGGAACATTGTTCTTAGTAAGATATTCGTAGGCTTTGGGATCTACTGTTTCGCCTGTGAATAGTGCATCTTCGAGCATTTCAAAATAAAGGATATGTTTTTTAGCCACTTCATTCATACGATCCTGGATAGTAACTATCTTTACTTCCGCTTTCTTTACTTCTAGCTTTTCTTCAAAATCTTCATCGTTGTCTGCTTTCAATGTTAGCACACGCTTGACTGCATCAAGGATGTATTCTACATGACGATCACGCAAGGGCATGCCACGCTCATGTGCTTTGATCAAGGCGCAAACTGTAAATGGTGTAAGGCAGTCCGCCGAGCGTTGATAACGATCTATGGTAGTTTTATCTAATTTATGAAGTCCTTGGTCGCCTTCGTGTTGACGTAACCATGCAACTACATATTTTTTAAGATCTTTGGTGCTGTAGTAATAATTATAATAACGAAAACTATCACGTAGATGGTGATCAAATTCTTCATTTGAAAAAGTCAATGCGCGGTCATAGTCCCAAATGGTTTCATTACCTGTATATTTTTCATCTGAAAAATTAATATTGCTGACTTTAGCTTTTTTCTTTACACCATCAAGTTTAATTGCCATGCTAGTTCCTTAGTTAATCATTTTATTATACAGGTTATTATTCAGCTGTCAACTGTTGAACCATATCAATTACACCACTTAGACAAGTTGGGCAAAAACTAGCTGGTAGTATACCAATGTCGCCTTCGATACCGCCTTCATCTGATGTGTAATCACAACTACATATCGAGCAGGTGTGGTGCTCTTCTTCTACCCACTGTTGGTGGTCTAATTTCTGTTGATGTGCTTCTGCGCTAGTCAATCTGACCACCTTCGCTTTCTACCGCCGCTTTTTGTAATTCACGATTGACCATTTTATATGCCGCACGTTCCATGCTGTCTAGGTCGTCCCAATGCTCTTCCATGCTGTTTAGGGCACCCAATAGATTGCTATGACCATACGCTTCGCCAGCAAACTGAACTATGCTGTAGGCTTCTTCTATTTCCATATATACAGGTGTGCCCATGCTATTTCTCCAATCTAAACTTATTGAGATATGTAGTTGCTAGTGTTAAATCAACTACCGGTTCTACTGTATCTAATAGCATAACATGTCTACTTATTTCAAGTATCTTTTGTGCATGATACATGCGTTCGTATTTACTTTCTGGCTTGTGCGGATATTCGAATCTATAAAACCATTTATAGCTCATTTTACATCCTCGATGATAACTGATTTAAAATCTTTATCCCACGCTGGTTCCTGACCATTATCAGTTGTACCTTGGATGATTTCTTCTATCGGGCGACCTTGTGTTTTCTTAGGTGCCACAATTTTTGTGTCTAAATTAGTCATCCAAACGCCCAATGCTACTATGCTCAAAATTGCCAATGTGCCAGAACTATTTAATAATTTACCAATAAAATTGCCCATTCAGTCACTCCTTTATTATATGTATTATAGCATCTTTTGGTTAAAAAGTCAACCATTTAACAGCACACCAAAAGTCAAATACTGCTCATAATGGGCTATTTCTTCATTGATTTTGGTTAATAATTCCTTGTGTTTCTGTGTTTGGCGGCCCATTCTACGACAGTTGATTTCTTCTTCACTTAGTCGCTTAACCATATGACCTATAGCATCGCTCATTTTCAGCATGTCATTGGTGTGCTTTTTCATTTTATGTGCAGGTGCTTCTAGTTCTATCTGCACTCGTGCCCAATCTAAACTCTGAGTAATTTCAGCCATACAACAGTATAACACATTTTGGTTGGTATGTCAACGGCGATAAATACTAGATAATTAGGATAATGTAATGCCAAGATTGTCACTGTACCGTCCAGAAAAGGGCAACGACTACAAGTTCACAGATCGCCGTATTTCAGAAATGTTTACGGTTGGTGGTGTTGATATACACCTGCACAAGTATCTAGGACCCATTGACCAAGCATTTATCAGCAACACAGAACCTGGTACTAGTTCAACTCTCAGCACGGGGATTACCGGTATTCAAGACCTGTTATTTCTAGAAAATCGTGATCGCAAATATGATACCAGCATCTATACCATGCGAACTATCTTCCGCATCAATGACAACGATTTTGACCTAACACAGTTTGGTTTATTCTTGACTGGCGATACCATGTTTGCTGTGTTCCATTTAAATGACATGGTTGATACCATCGGTCGCAAGATCATGGTAGGTGATGTAATAGAACTACCAATTCTTAAAGATTTTTATCCCTTGGATGACTCTATTCCAGTTGCCCTTAAACGTTATTATGTAGTTATGGATGCCACACGTGCAGCTGAGGGATTTAGTGCCACATGGTACCCACACCTATGGCGTGTTAAACTACAACCATTGGTAGACAGTCAAGAATACAAAGATATTATTAACAACATCGCCGCTGGCGATAATACCACAGAATCAATTGCAGATGTTCTAAGTACCTATAACAAATACATTGATATCAATAATGCTATTGTTACTCGCGCCGAAACAGATGTTCCTAAGAGTGGGTATGATACTTCAGCAATATATACACTACCAGTTAATCCAGATGGTACACCAGGTGATCCAAACGGCCTTGATGCCAGTTCTAATGCCAACGTTTCTAGTAATTCTTATTCAAGTTCAAGTACCTTAACACCAGGAGCCAAAGTAGAAGGATACTTGACTGGAGATGCTACACCTCCAAATGGAGCCGCTATATCTGCAGGTATTACTTTCCCGCCATCACCAGTGGTAGGGAATTACTATCTACGTTTAGATTATATTCCTAATCGTTTATTCCGTTATGATGGCAAACGTTGGAGTAAGATAGAGGACGCCGTGAGAACGAACCTAACACCAGGATCACAAAATACTACTCAACGCAGCGGTTTTGTCAATGACACTAATAAATTCTATAGTAATAGTATAGTATGGGACGGTATACGTGTATCAAGTCCATACACTCCAACAGCTAACTCAGCGACACTGTCATTTACTTTAGGTAACATTGCTACAGGTAACGTGTCAACTGTGGTTACTAAAACTCATTACTCCAGCACCTATGGTGTACAGACGAAGATCAACAGTTTAAGTATCACTAACACAATGGCCAATACTCTTGGTAATGTATCATTTACTATTAGCAGTACACTAGCAGTAGGTTCTGTATTAGAATATACAGTCTACAGACATGTCGTCAATGAACGACAAAGTTTAAGTCAAGCACTACGACCAACAGCGGATAACTTATAATGGCAGCCTCACAGTCTTTTTTTTATGATGCGCAAATTGAGCGTTTCCTAGCACAGTTTATTCGCATGGTGTCTGGATTCCAAGTCGAGTTTGGCGCGGATCGTCAAGGGCATACTACTCTACAACGGGTACCTGTTTACTACGGTGACGGTAGTCGTCAGGTTGCAGCAATAATCAACAACATGAGCGAAAATGCCTTACCCACTGTGCCAGCAATGACTGTGTATATTAACGGTATAGCTTATGATAGAGATCGTGTACAGGAACCTAATTTTATAGGCAAGATGCAGATACGTGAACGTGCTTACAATGAAGACACACACGAATACGAAAATCGTCAAGGCAATGCTTTCAGTATTGAAAGATTGATGCCTGTTCCTTATACCATTGAATTAAAATTAGACATTTGGACCAGTAATACCAAACAAAAATTGCAGTTATTAGAACAATTAATTGTGTTGTTTAACCCAGCATTAGAAATACAATCAACAGATAATTACATAGACTGGACCAGTCTAAGTGTTGTGTATTTAGAAAGCCCAACTTGGACTAGTCGTGTTGTTCCAATCAACACAGAAAATCCCATTGATGTTGCTACACTTACATTTAAATTACCTGTATGGATCAGCCCACCAGCCAAGGTTAAGAAATTGGGTGTTATTCAAAAAATCATTGCCAGCATACATGACGGTGATGGTAACCTAAGTAATGCTGTATACAGTGATGACAACCTATTAGGTCGCAGAATGTATTTTACTCCTTTGGATTATGGTGTATTATTGATTGGTAATCAGCTGACATTATTAAAAGTTCAAGACGTTGAAACTCCACGTGAGCCTACATTAAGTACACCTACCAAGGTTGGTACTCCTGACATTTGGCGTAATTTAATTAATCTATATGGTTCATTGAATAATGGAGTAAGCCAAGTTCGATTATTACAGGAAGACGAAGTTACTGAAGTGGTTGGAACAGTAACTTATCATCCCACTGATGATACTAAGTTAATTTTTAATGCTGATATAGATACATACCCAACTAATACACTAACTGCTATCAATGCTATCATTGATCCGCAACGTGCTACCGTGGATGCTAGTATTACCAGTCCAGCGACCAATACTAGATACTTATTATTAGATGACATTGGTAGTCTTGATACTACTCCTGGAAATGGACCAAGTGCTTGGCGCGGTAGTGATGGACAAGATTTAATAGCGCATGGCAACGATATCGTACAATACAATGGTACACATTGGAATGTCACATTTGACAGCCGCACGGACGCTAGCGTACAATATGTAAGTAATCTAACAACTGGAACTCAATATAAATGGACAGGAACTCGATGGGTCAAAAGCTGGGAAGGCGAGTACAAGAACGGGCTATGGACACTGGTCATATAGAAGGTGTAGGCACTTTCATCTACTGTATCAGCACCCAACGCTATCTTTTTTTACTGCGTAATTCAAGTAAATATTCTGGTACGTGGGGACTTGCTGGTGGCAAGATTGATGCTAACGAGCATATTTTGGAAAGCCTATGTAGAGAATTGCGCGAAGAACTTGGCTATGATTTTACCAATGACAAAGTTATTCCTATAGAAAAGTTTACCAGTGACAATGGTAATTTTTCATATCACACTTTCCTAATACCTGTTGCTGAAGAATTTGTACCTAACTTGAATTACGAACATCGTGGATATTGCTGGGTGGCATTAGAAGATCATCCTAAACCTCTACACCCAGGTGTTTGGCGCACTGTAAATTTTAAATCAGTGGTAGATAAGATTAAAACTCTAGAAGCTGTATTATAAATTAGCTTCAATAATGAAATCATTGAATGATATTTGACGGAAATTTGTTGAATATTTCCAAGGTTCAGGAATTCGATCCATCCCGCGCTCGTTAACACGTATAAATTCAATATCATCATATGTGTCAAATATAGCTTTTTTATCATTGACCCATTTGTCTTCTAACACTAGACTACGTGTATCATCATATCCATTGGTACCAGCGTAGATGTTATAATTGAATCCCGGTGTATCTTGACCATCAAATCCCAACATGAATATCTTTTTATGTCCATCAAACGCAGCCAAATATAATGCAGTAGTGCCTGCATCGGTATATGGATCATGTGGAATTAGATAAAATTTATTTGGATATGCTAGTAAGTCAATGGCGTGAACATAAACTATGTTATGTAGTACATATTCACTTTCTGCTATCTCTTTAACCATATCAGGATGACCTGCGGCTATTAAAAAGTCTGGGGTGTAGTCTCTATACAGGGCGTTACAGCCATAGGTTTGTAGTGTGTCAGCACCTAATAATCCTGCACGAGTTTTAAGATGATCGATTGGAAAATTTAATCTGGTAGGACCGTTACCTAACACCACTGCACGATTACTGATTTGATTGTTGGTAACTGCATTAGGTACATGCTCAACGGTATCCTGCCAGACTCCGGTGGTATGACTGCGATCAGTGACTATTTTCTCGCCTTGATAGTTACTGCGATATTGTTTACCAATTTTTAACATTGATGACCTTTATTATACAATATATGTGGCGTAGATCTTAACATTGGCCTGTACTGAGGCCGCACTAACACCAGTATAGTAAAGTTGTACATTACCTGCTAGTACGTTGGCACTCAATACACCCATTGCGTAACCATTGTTGATTATACCAAATGTAGTGACGAAAGCAGTGCCTGCGCCATCAGTGATAACCGTAGCACTGTAACTTTCAATATTGGCTGTAGCACCTGTACCACGTTTGGCTTTTACTTGATATGTGGCTGAAGTGTAAAGACCTTGTGCAAATGTGTCAATGGTGTACGGAGTAGCATTAGCCGCAATGTTATAAGCAGTACCGTTAACAGCAATCTTGGTGTCATTGAGCAAGCTCATTGTGCCATCTACTGCCACTGACACACGTACTGTGGGTGTTGAATACCCTGCGGTGATATTAGCATAGGTATTGGTTGCATTACTGACATCAAAGTTCATAAAGCCGTTAGCAGATGATAAACTTGAAATTGTAGTTGTTGTACTCAATACACGAACGTCAATCAAGTCACCCACCGCTGGAGCTTCTGTGAATGTTAATACATTTCCACTAATAGCGTAAGCTAATACTGGTACTTGTAAAATACCGTTAATAGTAACTAAAGTTGTATTAGTTGTTGCTGTATTGGATAGTATGAATATATTTGAAGTACCATCACCATCAATATTTTGGTCTGTGATGATCTGTGTGCCTGAACCCGGAGTTTTCCAAGCTGAACCATCATAGTATTCTAAGTTAACCGCTGATGTACTGAAACGAATCATACCAGCAAGATCTACATTACCTGCATTGCTTGGACGTTGGCCTGTTGTACCAACTGGTAATAGTAGAGAGTCTGTAGCACGTACAGCCAGTGTAGCTCCACCGATTGGTGTAGTATTACCTGCGAAATCACCACCATTTAAGATTAATTGTTGTTTAGCAGTATTGTAAATTAATCCAGCTGTTGAACTAGTTGTCTTGATAGTGAAATTTTCACTAGTTTGTAAATCATTGAATACTGCGCCGTTACCAACGAATATGTTAGAACCAAATGCCGATGTGCCCACTACACGGAATGCACCAACCAATGATGTACCGTTGTAGACTTCGCGATCAACTGTGAATCTATTTCTAACAGTAGTCGTACCAGTGCCTGCACCAAAATTTAGTGTGGTTGCAGCGCCAAATGCATTAACTGTTGTAGCTACACTGTTGGCAAGATTAAATGATGATTGTCCAACTGATATAGTAG